ATATTAAATTCAGAGAGGAAAATGAACAATGGAGTCAAATAATGAATTGGGAAACTAAAAGTTTGATTGAAGATGTAGATATTATTAAAAGAAAAATCAAAGATGCAGTTACAACATTTTGTTGGTTTGATGATGATTATTTTACGTATGATTCAGGGCACCAGTTAACTAAAGATGAAATATTAAAACATGGTGCCAGTTATCATGAACACCGTTGTTACATCACGCAACACATTGATTTATTAAATATGTATCTAAAAGAGCTAGATACAGTTTTAAAAGACATAGAAAAATGCGCATCTGATGTAAGTTTGGCGACAGAATCAGATAACGCATAGAAAATTAATAATTAACAATCAAAAAGGCAATTAAGAAATTGCACATATTTATTATAACATCTTTGTCCTTTTGTTTGTAATAAATGGAGGCCAAAAATTGGATTTTCAAAATGTGAAATTAAATAACGATTTTAAAATTCAAATTGTTCAATATAAAAATTTGTATTCAAATTCATGTAATGGTTCTGGCTTATGTGAATGGTCTAAGTGGTTAGATAAACTACAAACACCAAGAATCAACTCAGATAAATATATACGTGGTTTATGTGTATATGGTGATTTTGAAGATGTTGAAAAAGATAATCAAACTATTAGTAAATATCGTAGTGATCAAACTTTAATCAATCGAACTGCTATTACATTGGACTATGACGAAATCAAAGATTTTAAAGGTCTATATGAAGTGCTGAAAGCTAAATTGGAACATGTATCTTGGGTGTTTCATACAACGTATTCATATACTGTTGAAAACCCTCGTATTCGTCTTATAGTACCTTTAAATGAACCAGTGAGTGCATCAGACTATCGGAAGTATTCAAATGGATTAGCACGTTATATTGGTTATCCAGTAGATGAAGCTAGTTTTGTACCATCACAAGCTATGGCCTTACCAGTAAAAAAATCAAAGGGTTCAATTTACATTTTTAAATATAATGACGCACCAGCAATAAAAAAAGAAGAGTTAAACAGGATGGTTGTTAAAAATGAGCCAATAACTGTGGATTATTCAAATCATTTTCATAGACGGGATAGTTCATATTGGCGCGAAATTGCATTTGGTGTAGGTGAAGGTGAACGCAACCAAACATTAGCTTCTTTAACAGGGTACCTATTGCGTCGTTATGTGGACGCTAACCTTGTTTACGGATTGGTAAGCGCATGGGCGATGACCTGCAGACCACCAATTGAACAAAAAGAAGTTAATCGTACATTCAAAAGCATTTTGAAGAAAGATAGTAAGAGCAAGTAGGGAGGTTTTTATTTGGAAGATGTAACCAAAGAAGAAGTATTTGAGTTGATTGATGAAAATAATTATTTGGCCAATAGTGATGATTGGTGCAGTAAATTAAGACGATCAGCTACAACGCAAGCCCTTAAAAAGACCACTGCAAACGCAGAATTAATAATGGAAAATGATGAAAGTTTGAAAGGGTTAGTACAGTACGATTCCTTTGAAAAAATTACAAAATTGAAGCGTTTACCATATTGGCGTACCAATGATGATAATAATTACTATTGGGCGGATATTGATACAACTCATGTCATTTCTCATATAGATAGATATTATAATGTTCAATTTAGTCGTGACATTATGGATAGTGTCATTGAAAAAGAAGCTTATCATAATAAATTTCATCCTATTAAATCGATGATTGAATCTAAATCATGGGATGGCAATAAGCGAATTGAAACACTATTTATTGATTATTTAGGTGCGGAAGATAATCACTATAATCGTGAAGTGACTAAAAAATGGATGATGGGTGCGGTTGCTAGAATTTATCATCCTGGTATCAAATACGATTCCATGATTATTTTATATGGTGGGCAAGGTGACGGTAAATCAACGACAGTAAGTAAATTAGGTGGTAATTGGTATAACCAAAGTCTTAAAACTTTTAAAGGTGATGAATCCTATAAAAAAATACAAGGTTCCTGGTTGTGTGAGATAGAAGAGCTCGCAGCATTTCAAAAGTCTACTATTGAAGATATTAAAAGTTTCATTAGTGCGATTGTAGATATTTATAGAGCCTCATACGGTAAACGTATTGAGCGACATCCACGTCAATGTGTGTTTATAGGTACAACAAATGATTACGAATTTTTAAAAGATCAAACAGGTAACCGTCGTTTCTTTCCTATTACGACAGATAAAAATAAAGCAACTAAAAGTCCGTTTGACGATTTAACGTCAGACATTGTTCAACAAATGTTTGCTGAAGCTAAAGTTTATTTTGATGATGATCCAACGGATAAAGCATTGTTGTTAGATAAAGAAGCTAGTGAAACAGCATTGAAAGTCCAAGAAGAGCATTCTGAAAAAGATGCTTTAGTCGGTGAAATTGAAGAATTTCTTGAGCGTCCTATTCCATCTGACTATTGGTATAGAACATTAGAAGGAAAAAGAATATCTGCTCACGATGTTATAGACCAAGATTACATTAAATTATATGGTGACGGTAAATTAATTGAATTACCAAATACAAAACCAGGTGCTTATGTATGGCGTGACAAAGTATGTAGTATGGAAATTTGGAAAGTGATGATGAAACGAGATGACCAACCACAACAACATCATTTAAGAAAAGTTGATAAAGCATTAAGAAACACAAGATATTGTGGGCAAAGTAAGTCGCGTTATAGATTCGGTGAAGGTATAGGTAGACAATATGGTTTTCAAATTGATTTGTCCTCTTATTATCGAGATTTAAAAAATGAAAATAACAATAAAGGGACAACGGGACAGTAATGGGACAGTTGTAGGACGCATTCAATCTATTGTGACAGTAAGTGCCATGCTACAAATGTCCCTGTGTCCTGCTAACTTTAAGTTAAAGTTTATAAAATATATATATCAAGAACTCAAAAAATATATAAGTGTAGACCTAAACCGGTGGGACAACGGGACAAAGAACCTTAATACATTGGGAGAGTAGCAATAACAAGTGTACTAAATGCGTCCTGCAACTTACTAATAATAGGACACGTTAGGACACCTATACAATTTTAGGAGGAATACAATGAATAAGAATGAATTAAAATCAAAAATTTTAGAATATATAAAATCACACGATGGAACTACTTTTGTAGAAATAGAAAATGTGTTTGAAGAAAATAACTTTAATTATAAAGGTGATGGAGCATATACAAGTGGCCAACATCCAAATATAGTGTTTTGGATTGGATGGAACCAAGAAGCGTTTAATATTATTGCTGAACTTAAACGAGATGGATTAATTGAGATGGATATTTGTCCACCAATTATTTATCTAGTTGATGGTAAAGGGTTGGACTTACCGATAGTGAAGTCTAAATATATTAAAACAGATCATTGGTTGCCTGTTGCATTTAATATTTGTAAGAAAGAAATGGAGTGCGTTTAAAGTGAATAAAAAAGATGAAATATATAGCCGACTGGACTATGATGCTCCGATTCAACTTATACCAGCACCAGAGAATTTATTTGTTGAATATATAGATGATGAAGAAATATGGTATTCGCCAATCGTATGTATGGCTTTAACAAAAGCACACCATATTAATTTCTATGACAGTGATGATATGGGATGTATTGATAAGGCTCCTGCTCGTTATATTAAAAAATTTAATCCCAAGACAGGTGAATTTGAACAATTCAGTAAAACAAAAAATGAAGGAGATAAATCATAATGAACATAGAAATAATCGCAAACCAATTTGAAACAAGAGCAGGTACGTTATTAAGATATTACACAGGTTTATTAGAAAGTAGCAAAAAGACACCGTTTGGATTCAAAATAAATAACGATCCGTTTGATATGGTGTATGTGGTCATGGAAGGTAATTTGTACGGTCATATCTACATCAAAGATTGTAATGTTAGAAAAGCGTTTGAATTAGCGTCTCCTAAGCACACTGAAAGACTTATAAGAAGTATTGAGGGGCATTATACCGGATATGATATTGAAGATGACAAACACATCTCTATAAGCGATATGATGGCAAGTCAATTATTCGAAAATGAATATTTCATGTATGGACTACAAACATTCGCAGAAAGTAATAACACAGATATGTTCACCTATATTGAGGGTGGATTAAATGTTGAAGAACTTGAGGGCGTTCAGTCTAGTAATGCTGATGTGATAGGTAATATCGAAATATTATATCAATTAGCTACTGGGATTAATGAACCTGCAAGTGAGCTCGTTGAGGGATTGAAATTAGTTACTGCATTTGTACAAGATGAGAATGCTACACAAGACGATTACAAGACGTTAGAGCGTAAGTTAAGTGAGTTGAAAGAATCGTACTATAGTGTGAGTAAGTAGGTTAATAAGGGGTCACATGTAGTGTGTGGCTCCTATATAAAAACTAAAAAAAGCTAAGCGCTTAATTTTCATGAGGGGGTTAAAACACAAATTTAACAGAACATAAGTTCTTTTATCATAGTGTGTGATAGTATATGGAAAACACTTATAAAAGTTGTTAATTCAATATTTATTAGGGTTGATAAGTATAAAATAAAACGAGTAAAAATAGGAACATAAGTTTGTGTTTTGGGTGTAATTTTGATATAATTAGAGTGTGAAGAAAAATTAAATGTATCATTACCGTTTTAGGAAGTTAGTAAACAGAAAGGGAATGCTAAATAAAACGAGGAATAAAACATGATAGATACATTAAATAAAAATCAATCTGTACCAATCGAATATTTAAGAATTTTCGATACTATTCAGAACTCAAAAGATAAGTATATAACTAAGTCCAAGATACTTAACTTAATGGGGTACGAGTATAATTCATCTAATGAAAGATGGTTAAGAAATGCTATAAGCAAATTGATTGATGATTATAGTTATCCTATAGGATGTAGCTATAAAAAACATGAACGTGGTTATTACATCATTACTACCGATGAAGAAAAACAGCAAGCAATGGAAAGTATTAAAAGATTAGCAGACGGTAGTATGAAACGTTATGAGGCTTTAAAACGTATTAAATTATAAGAGGTGTAGCATTTGGGAGTAGAACAAAGATATGCTGTTATTCAACTCAAAACTAAGTACAATGCTGCATTCTTAAAAAGTGAGTTTGATAAATGGGAACAACGTATTGAAGATATGTACGCTTTACATTATCCAAGAATGTTTATTGATCCATACACTATGCAGTTGTCCTATGAATCAAACCACATTGAAGATTTGGCATTAAGTATTATTGAAGAACGTGAAAAGCTAGAGAAATTTAAGTATAAATCGAACCATGATTTAAAGAAGTTTAACATTATACTATCTAACTATAGTGATAGTGAACAACGTCAGATAAAGAGATATCAAAGAGATGACATATTAGCTGATGAGAGCCTTATATTACGCATGTGTGAGGATATAAGTAACATAGATAGTAAGGACAAGAATAATAGAAATATTGCTATACAAGAAGAAATTAAAGCTGATAAAGAGCGACGTAGGGCAGAAGGTAAGGAACGAAAAGAAAGAATTAAAGCGCGTATGAAACGAGCAAGACAAGAAAAGCTTTTACAAGCAAATTAAACAGAAAGAGGTATGCATTATGACAACAACTACTTATCAAGGTACATCAAAAGACGTATGGAGTGTATTATTCGATAACAGAAAGTATAAAGATTTATTAGATGAAGTAAATAAATTAATTGAAGATACTAAACGTTTATACAAGCAAGGCTATCGTTTAGAGGCAATAGACGAACAACAAAAGCCCAAAGTTACTGAACTCGAAAATAAATTCAAACAGTTTGCTACGGATAGATTAAATGAAATAGAGCAACGCTGTAATGAGATTGAAAAAGAAAGCCAACAAGATAATGTTAAAGATCCACAAACAGAAATTATTAAACGTCAGAATTTAGAAGCTAGATTATCATTCTATAATGATAGTGAGATTGTAGACTATATCAATAGTAAAGATGTAACGAACACTGATATTTATGAATTAAGCTTGTTGCAACAAAAATACGACAATCAATTAAACGAATCACAACAACGTCAAGTTGCATTTAAACTCGAAGAATTAAAACAAGGTGTTTTATATCCATACACTACAAACGAAGAATACAATAACTTAATGTTTGAGTATAGCGTCATTAATCAAACAGGAATGGCTAAAACTGGTGTAGTTATTACTAAGAATGAACAGTATGGTGGCGTTGAAATTAAACAACTTACTGAACGTTATAAAAATGCGATTAACGAAGTGAAACAAAGTAACAATAGAAGATAATTAAACAATTTGCCTATCCTTAAATGGGTAGGCTCATTCTAGTTATAAGGAGTGATGATATGGACAAATTAACGCCAAAACAAGAACGTTTTGCGAATGAGTATATAAAGACACTCAACGTTACTCAAAGCGCTATAAAGGCAGGATATAGCCCAAATAGTGCACATGTAACTGGTAGTAGGTTATTACGCAAAGAGAAAGTGGACGAATACATTAAAAGTAAGAAAGACGAGATTATGGACGATACCATTTTATCAGCTAAAGAGTTACTGTATTTATTAACTCAAGCTGCAGTTGGAGACGAAACTGAAACCAAAGAAGCTGTAGTGAAGAAAGGTACTTTTGAACGTAATCCAGACACTGGACGCATGAACCTCGTATATAATGAACATGTGGAAACAGTAGATGTACCTATCAAGCCTAGTGATCGCATGAAAGCTCGCGATTTACTCGGTAGATACCATAGCTTATTTACTGAGAAAGTAGATTTAAATGTAGCTACACCAGTGTTTATTGATAGTATTGGTGAAGATGAAGAAAAAGAATGAGAGAGATATAGAAAAGTTAAGTAAACTATATCCGAATGCAGAGTTTCATATTGATGATATTAGGTAGATTTGAGGAGTAAAAAGAAGACGCCGAATATTATGGCGTCTTTAAATTATTTTAAAGTCTTAAATACAGTTAAAGATATTATTAGAGCCATCCATCATAGGTTTTACAACTACGAATACAAGATTCAATTGCTTTTTGATCTTCGACGACCTTTGAATGATATTTACCCATTGTTTCGACCATAGCGTCAGCTGTTTTTCCTTCAAAACCAAATATTAAGGTGCCTTTTAATTCAAATATAGCTTGAATTAAATTTTCAAAGTCATCATTATATTGTTTTAAACTTTGTTTTTCTTTAGATATCATTGATATAACATCAGACTTCATTTCATGTTTTAAGCATTCAAGTTTTATGAATTCGGCATCTTTACGAGCAGTTTCTTTTACACTCTCTTTAGCGCTTTCCAATAGACTCAATGTTATTCCTCCTCAAACATTTGATACATTTCACTTAATTCTTTATCTCGATTTTCCATCTTTTGCCCGGCATCTACAATTTTTTCAGCGAGTTGTTCTAATTGCTTTTTATGTGAATGTAAATCAGATATGGTAGCATCAAATTCTGTTTTATCATAAAAATCATATTTGCCAGATTTAGTAAGCTCTTCCATATAATTTTCTATGTCAGAGGTATGTATATATTTATAGTTCCCAGATGAAATTAAATCCTTGTACTTTTCTTCAATTTGTCTAGCACGTTTTTTAGAATGTTCCTCATAATCTTCCAATCGTTGAATTGCTTGGTTAATAGCTTTTAAATCGCTGCTTAATTTTTCAGCGATAGCTTTTGCTTTGTCTGAATCAATTTTTATTTTTACATTGTCACCACTGAAATTAAAAAATTTAAGTCCATGTGCTAGCATAGGGTTATTTAAGTCAATGAGTGATTGACGTTTGACATCTTCAACAAAAATATTCATACCGATTTTTTCTTTGCCTAAATCATACATACCAATAGCATCTGACGTATGTGTATAATCGACAATTTTCTTTTCAAATTTTTTGGCATCAAAATTTCGTTTAACATTATCGGGTAAAAGATTATAACCGTTAGGAGCTGAAAAAGTTTTAGTTTGGTCAAAATTATGCATAACTGCCATAACTTGAGCAATTGTACCACCTAAACTATGACCCGAACCATATACGTGCTTATAGTTACCTTCCTTAAGCACAGATTCAGTCCAAATATTAGCTTCGTCAAATTGTGAATTTTTAGCTGTATTATCTGGATATTTATAGTCAATTGTTTTGTTGTTTAAGTCTTTATAATCATTATATAATTTAACATCTTTTGGATTAGATTTAATTTGATTATTAAAGACGCTAGAAAGAGCCAGTTTCATATCAGTACCTAAATCAGCTTCTTCTTTAGGGTTAGTTCCAGCATAAATCATATAAACCGTATCATTATCAACTTTTCCATCATTGCCTATTGGCGATACTGCCATAGCTTGAAAACCATTTCCTTTATCAACTCGTGATGCTTGGATTTTGAAATTCTGTATACTATCATCATTATTTTTAATTTTAGTAGTTCTACTTTTTATAATATTTTGATTATAACTATTACCAGAAAGTTTATGATATGTGTTATCTTTATTATATAGTTTATCCATTATTTCACCTCGAAGGAATGATTATTTGAATAAAAAAATAATTTTAATATTCATTACATTAATTAGTGTAATATTAATTGTTGGAGGCGTCTATTTAAAAATGAAGAATGACAAACAAAAAGAACAAGAACAAAAGTATTACAATGAACAAAAAGAAAGAATAGAACTTTTTATGAAACATAATGTTAAGGGATATAAGAATACACATTTCACTAAAATTGAAAGAAATCCAATGGATGGTTATGATGTTAGTGGATATGTAAATGGTGATAAAAATAAATCTTTTACTGCGGGTATAAGATCTACAGAAGATTTTCAGTTTGATGGAGATATAACAAGTTCTAATAATCTTGAAGTATTGTATCATAAAAATATAAAGTCTGTTTCAGAAATAGAAAAAGAACAATCAAAATGAATAAAAAGTGATTAACATCACTGTTTATATAGTGTTTTTTACCTTTAGAAACGCCCTGTGTTGCAGTGAAACGTGTGTTTTTGTATAATTATGTATGTTAAAGTGTAAAATAGAATTTGTGAAAAGACTAATTGAGGGTGTACACGGCTAAATTCTTGTTTTTATAAGTTATATCTAATTCAGCAATTATTTTTAATTGTTAGTTTATAATCTATTATAATAAAAAATGATAAATAGGAGTTTAAATATGGGAAAATATTTTACTTCACTTAAAATAGGTTTATATCTTTTAATTTTAATTGTATTGCAGCCCATCGTTTTCAATATTTTAAACTTATAACAATCTAAAATCATAAGTATAATTGGACACTTGATTTTTATATTAATAGGTATTTTATTAATTTATTTACACTCCAGATACAACAAAAATAAGAATAACAATATATAGATATTTTAACACTTAAGAATAATTAAATAATAATTTTGAAGGATGTAACTTTTATTATTGTTTCATTAATATCATTACTAAAAAGGGGAAGATTGAAATGGGTAGATTACTTGAAGAGTTAAAGTATTGTGGATTTAATTTTATTTTATTATTATTTGGTTACTTAACTTTCTATAGACCTGCAAATGAATCTAGAGAGTTTTTCCAAAAAGAATATGGTGACAAAATAAAACTTTCTCATTTTTTTAATGAAAGTTATAGAAATGTAGGCATGGAGCATATAAGTCTATACATTTATGCAATCATAATATTTATAATCGCTATTGTAATAGCAATTATCATTCTGAAACTAACTAACCAAGTTTTATATTCTCCATTTATACAAATACTTATCTCTATATCATTAATAGTCATGTCATTATATAGTATGGTTAATACATATATTGCATCAATTTTGCTAGCAGCAGCATTTATTGTACTTGTTATTTGGGCGTTTGTTAATGATTCCAGATAAAAAATATTAAATAAAAATCACTTGATTTCAAAATTTTTATTGCCATTTTATATACAACTGATTAGACAATTTAAATAAGCATTCATAATCATTTGTTATTATATACTTTCACGGTGATTAAGAAAAGGGCAAAAAAAGGGCATAATTTTGAAATAAAGGGCAAGTGTATGAGTATATTAGTTGAAAATATACTCCTATAACCATTGATATAAAGGTGTTTTGATAGTGAATGAAATGATATAAAATACATCTATATAAAAGAAGAACAATAATAAATATTGTATCTGCAAAACCCTCTAGTAAACAGACTAGAGGGTTTTTTGTGTTTTATTTGGAGATTTTATCTATTACATCATTGTTGGATAAGTCTAATATAAAATCCGAATGTTTTAATAAATCGTTATTTATTTTTTTGGTGCCTATTTTAACTAGTTTAATTTGAATACCATCTCTTCTTGCTTGTTTTAATGCAGGGATAAAATCAGCATCTCCAGTAACCATATATATTCTATCTACTATATTGTTATTTGATAGCCAGGCAACATCTAAACCAATCTTTATATCTACACCTTTTTGTTAGAAATCAGGTGTGAAATCATCATCAGTTAACTTTGAAGTGTCTTTAATTATACCTTTTCTAATTTTTTCTAGAACTGGATTTTTTAGTTTCCAACCTCTAAAGAAAGTGTCCCCAAGCCTCATAGCAACAAAATCTTTGTTTGATAATTCGGTGATAAGGTTACTGGAATATTTATTAATTTGAGATTCTGAAAAATTTATTTTATCTTTTGAAATGGTTTTGTCTACAGTTTGTTTATTTGGGCTACCTTGATAATAAAAAATTCTAAAAAGTTCTTCGTCATTTGAATTAATAAGATTAGTTAAAAAATTATATTGATCTTCTAGGTTTGGATATTGTGTAGAAGATTGTGCATCTCTTATTCTATGTAATAAAAATTGTCCATCAACTATTATTGCTACTTTTTTCATGACTATCCCCTTTTATAAAAAAAGCCCTGCCCAAGTATATTAAATGGCAGAGCTACAGGTATTTTAGTATTTTTATAGGTCTGTATTCGTGACCTTATGCTAAATATAATACATCTCAGTTTAAATATAGTCAATTCTAACTATCAATCTTTTCTAACTTCTTTATCATATCCCTACGGTATCATTATCTTCTTTATTATCATTTCCAATTAGTGAACTGTCCAAAATTTGGAAACCATTCTTGAGTACATATGCGTAACAACTCACAGGTGATATAATAATGAAGTCGCCTATTCCTCAGGCGTCAAGTTGACGTAGAGAGGAGGTGTATAAAGTGATACTTATTTTCGTTCACATCATAGGGCCAGTCATTAGTGGCTGTGCCATCGCGTACTTTACTTATTGGCTAAGTAAACGCAATAAAAACTAGGCGACCTTAAGCCACACCAACAAAAATCCCCTCACTATGACAGTAGTGAGGGGATTGGTGTATAAGTGAATACTTATTTTCGTTACGCATATTATAACACCATAGTGGATGGGAATGCAAAAATAGTTAACTGAGATATTTCTGTATTTCTTAATTAGCCTTATACCTAATATGATTTTGTTTCTTTTTCACTACAATTACTCTTCTTAGTTAAGATTTTCTTTGATAAGTACATATAAGCAGTTAACATTAGAAAAGCTACAAAGAAAATAGTAATAGCAAGTGCAATTGTGAAGTTATTAATAAACTTAACTATAACTATCAAAACAAAACCAATAGATATAAAATCAATAAAACTATGTATTTGAACTTTTCCTTTTTTATAATACTTAGGAATATCTTCTTCAAAACCAAAATAAATATTGATTAGTATATCGTATGTAGCTTTCATTGAAGTACCAAAGAATAATGTTGCTAGTGTTAATACTAAAGGGTTCATATATTCCACATCATTAGGT